ATTTGATATATATCTGCAAAGTTATTTATATCTGCAATATTATTTGAACATGTTTCCATGTCATCAATAACATCTGGGATAGCTAATAAAGCCATATCATCAGTAATAGTTGTACTCCCCAGTATAGCCATGTCTGCTGTAACTGTGCTATTACCAAGTACCTTCAGATAACCATCTGTAGTATTAGCCATCGCAGCAGTACCTAGATATGCCAAGTGACCTGTACTTGGATCTGTCATATTAGCTGTGCCAAGCAATACAATTTCACCATCTACTGCTGCTACAAGGACTACTTCCCCATCTACTGTTGCTACCTTACTAATATCACCTGCTGTTATATTAGCAACAGTTGTTACCTTATCATCTATTGCTGCAACCTCAGTTACCTTGTCATCTATTGCTGCTACCAACCCAATGTTTGTTGCTAATGGGTTTGCAACTACTAAATCAATATTAGTTTGTTCACTAGAAGTTGGAACAAGTTGCTTCCATGCGGAACCAGTATCATCCCATACTTTCATTACTTCTAATGTAGTATCATAATATAATGCTCCGTCATCTAAGGCATCACCATCATTGTCAAGTCCTACGTTTGCTCCTGCCTCCCTAACAGCAGTTGTGTGTGAACCTAAATACTTATCATCAAATGTATCTACATAACCTTCTGCGAGTAATGCTGAAGCAGCAGCATTGCTTGCATACTTCTTTGCAGAATAATTACTCCCCTCTACTGCCGTACCTTCTACAAATGCTCCTCCTCCAATAGACCATTGCTTTGCTGATCCAGAAGTATTTGCTGCAAGTTGCCCTGCTGCCCATTCCTTGGATGAGTAATCAGTAGATGCTACTTGAGCTGAAGTTTTTGTAGCCCAATCAATTGACGAGCCAATATTATTAGCCGTATTCTGTGCATATGCCTTTGAGGAATATCCTGCACTTGTGGCAACCTCTGCACTACCTACATTTGTAGCCCATTCTTTTGCTGATCCCTCTGCAACTGTAGTCCCAGTAGCATGTTCCTTTGCAGAATACCCTCCGGTACTCTGATCATCAATTCTACCTGTTCCTGTGGCCCATTCTTTTGCTGCCCCCTTACTTGCGGTATCTGTTACACCAGTGCCACCTACTGCCCATGCTTTTGATGAATGATCTGAAGTTGCACCTGAGACTCCTCCATCAACTTTCTGTGCATAATCTTTAGCTGAACCACCAGTAGAAGCTGTAGTGCCATGAGCATACTCTTTTGCACTGAATGTAGTATTTACAGCACCATCAACCTTCTGTGCCCAGTCCTTTGAAGAACCACCTAGTGTGGCTCCTGTCATTGATGCACCCTGTGACCATGCCTTTGCAGAACGATCATTTACTTCTGCACCATTAACACCGTCAGTATCTTGTGACCATGACTTGGATGAACCACCAGTTGAGGCTGCAGTTCCTTGAGCATATTCCTTTGCAGAATAAAAAGCAGTACCAGCCACAGTAGTTCCATCTGCGTGAACCCAATCTGCTATTGTTACAAGATAAGATGCACTATCTATCCCATCTTGAATCAAATTTAATGCAGCCTGTACAGCTAATTCATTACTTCCTGCACCTATATATACTGGACTCTTTGACATTAGACTCTTTCTACTACCGAAATAGTTATATCACAAGATTGTGTTGACGTTACATTTATTTTATCTCCAGTAAGAGCCGGGGTCGCAGCAGAATTATCACCACTTTGTACGACCAACTTACCAGGGATAAGATCTACTGATGTAGCTGCTGGAAGTGGTATTGTATGTGCAAGTCTTATTGTTTTTGGAGCACCCCCACCTGCTGAAGCATGGTCTACTAACTCAACTGTTAATTCTCCAGAACTTGCTGATGTGCTTGCAACAAGTAATCCTATTATGACAGAATTTGCAGGCCCTAGATTTCCAACAACCCCATCATCTGGTGCAGTATATACTAATGTTTCTGTTGTTACGCCACTCGTAAGATAACGTTTATACCTTTCAGCCATATTAATCTCCTAATATCATTTGATTTTTTCTTGCTACACGAGCAATCATTGATTCTAAAGCTTTTGTAGTGCCTTGATCTATTATAAAAGAGGCATCTAATGTAAGAGCACCTGGTGCTGATACAAGCCTACCCCCCGATACAGTAGCAAGAAGATTGCCAGAACTATCCTTAATAGTCATACCATCCAAAAGAACTACATCATTTAATGTTTTATTTTCTAAAGTAGCTACAGAATCTACTGCAGGAATATGGTGACCAATACCATTAAGCCCGTCATGTACACGAAGACTCCATGGATATCCAGCATCATCTGTTTGAACAGTTATTTCTGCTTCTGCCCCAGCAAAAGATTGATGATCACTAAGATCACCTTTCCTAAATTTAATAGCTACACCCATTATCTCCTCACAACCAATCTGTTAAAATTAACCCCGCCTGTTATACTTGCTGGATTTAAAGGTTCGACTCTATCTGCATCTGCAATTATTCCCATCTTCTTACTTCTAAAGTACTCACTCTTTTCAACATTACGTAGATCATGCTCCTTAAGGTATGCCCTTTCTAAAGCTCCAAATGTTAATGAGTCCACCCAGACTCCATCAATAGGACATTGTGTAGTATAATGAGTCGGATCTATATCAAAAGGAGAATCAGAACCTAAAGAAATTGTTTGATCCGTTTCATTAAGTGTAAGCTCTTGACCAACATCGTCTATAAGAATGGCCCCTGTAATCCATCCATTAAGAGGGGTTACTATTTTCCGTAAGTCCCCGGTATCTGAAGTTGGGTCAGATCGATCTAAATAAACAGAAGGCACTTCATCACTCATTCTTGTTGGCCTAGATGTCCCATCTAAAACTAACGTTTCCTCATCTGCTGGTATAGGCCATACCCTTATTGTCTCTGATGATCTCTGATCCAAGACTAAAGCTTGTGGCTTCCCTGAGGTTGCCTTCCAATCTTCAACAGATGACCATAGAGGATTGCCAAATATTTGGGTAATGGAATACTCTCCGTCTTTAATTATAAGTGGCAAACTACCTTCAGAGTGCAATCTTTTCATCTCTGATGTGGTAACTACAGGTAACTCCCGTCCCGTTAAAGACCCACCACTTATATCCATCAACTCAGTCGGAAGAGGGATTAGATACGTAGTAGGCCCAATGGTAACACTTGCTTCTGCTACAGGTAATCTTATTGCCCTGATAAGATCAACTAAAGAATCATGAATATAATTATTCAATTCAGTCTTTGACCATCTTATAAAGCCAGTATCCTGCAGAATATTTACTACTCGTGATCTAATATCGAGTAACTCAATCATGCAACTTCTACCTCTTCCATATCAGCCTGTATCTGTTCTTGATTAAGAGTAGATGATTTCGGGAATTTAAGAACCTGAACATTGTATCTGTTTGCATCATACCCTGTAAGAGCAGCACCCTCACTAGGTTGGATATAACGTCTCTCGACACAATTCATTAATATATCAAAATGCCCAGGTGGTATTGCACGCCTGGAATTTCTTGGGAACCTTAGTACCCAATCATTATGTGTTACTGTTACTGGCCCCATCTGTGATGGATCGTCACCGAACCCAATGACTACACAACCCCAGCCTTCAGGTACTTCTAAATCTTTTCCAACCTCTTGAGAAAGATCCTGACCAAATTGATGATGTACCGATACTGTCTTCTGACGACCTGAATCATACATTGGATTATTAAGTGTTGATCCATATTCGCCTGTTGGTATCATCCCGCCTGCTATTGCCATATTAACCTGTGTTTGATAAAGAAAAGAATTCTTCCAGACTTAGGGGGATCTTCCCCACGTAGTCTGAAACTTAGACGAACTATATGATTTGATTCGTCTGGTGGAAGAAAAATAGATTCTGGCTTTTGCTGAAAGGAATAAGGAACATCCGGCAGCTTAGTCCAGTCTAAATATAACTCATCTTCTTTAGCTTGATTGACTCTGCCAACACAGATCTTTACATCTATGCCTGAGAATGGTTCTGTCATAACAACAGAGATCCTTTCCGGCAGTGCCTTTGGATAAAGACGATGATCAAAACGAGCATTTGTAATAGCAAGTTCTTCGTTAGTGAGACTATCAGATGTAATCTCCATAATAGAACTTTCAAACAATTGCTCAGAAACAGGGGCAGGAGGTTCCCACCCCTGAAACTCTTTAGGCATTCATACTCTTAGCTTAAGAGAGAACATCCACACTCGATCCGATAGATCCAGTCTTCATTCAGGATTTGGCAAGCATACCAGCTTTTCCAACCCACTG